ACTGAAGCGTACGTTAACGGCGTGGCAGATAACCCAGTTTCGACGTTTGCTGACGCCCTAACGCTCAATGCGACGCTGGGGCTTGATCGTTACGTCATGGCGCCCGAAACGACGGTAACGCTTGCTGCGACAATCAACGCCTCCCTGTTTAATGGTCACGGGTGGACGCTCGACATGAATGGACAGGATGTCGACGAGTGCCACTTCTCAGATTGCTCCGTCAGTGGCGTTGGAATCGCAGCCAACGAAATGGAGTTTCACGAATGTGAGTTCAGCACAGCGAGCATCCAAAACGCACACTGCTACAACTCCACTTTCGATGGGACGATTTCTATCACTACTGCGGGCGACTATCACTTCATAAACTGCCATTCAGGTGTCGCCGGTGCTGGTTCGCCAACGTTCTCGAAAACGGCGGGGCAGGCTGTAACGGCTGAGTATCGCCGATGGTCCGGCGGTATCACGTTCTCGGGCATCGAGGCGACTGACACGCTGACAATCGGGGGCGAGCTCGGAACCGTCACGCTCAACGGTGCTAACGGCACAGTTGAGATTCGCGGAACATACAAAGCAATCGTCGATAACCGCACTGGGTCACCCACATTAAACATAGATGGTGCGATTAAGGGCGCTGACGTAGCGTCGATTCTCGTCGACACCGCCGAGATCGGTGTTGCCGGAGCGGGCCTGACGGACCTGGGCGGTATGTCTACGGCGATGAAGGCGGAAGTTAACGCAGAAGCCGATACCGCGCTAACAGATTACGATCCGCCGACGAACGCGGAAATGGAAGCGAGAACACTCGTTGCCGCGAGTTATTTCGATCCTGCCGCCGATACCGTTGCCAACGTGACCACTGTTGCCACCACGACGACGAATACGGATATGCGAGGCACTGACAGCGCCGCTCTCGCCTCTGTAGCGACCGAAGCGAGGTTAGCCGAGCTAGATGCCGCGAATCTCCCGGCAGACGTAGACACGCTGCTAGGGCGTGTTACGTCGACGCTATTTAGCGGGATTACTTCGCTCGCCGAATGGCTAGGGCTAATGGCGGGCAAGCAGGTAGCCGACGCTACGGCGTTAACTGAAATCAAAGCGACTGGCGCGGGATCGGGAACATACAGCGAGGCGACCGATTCGCTTGAGGCTATCCGCGATAACGGCGATTCGGCGTGGATAACCGCTGCCGGATTCTCGACGCTAGTAGCGACCGATATCGTTAGCGACGGGACCGCCCTAAACACGACAGCGGGAGTGCTCGATATCGTTAACCTCGCTAATACGATCACGACGTATACGGGGAACACAGTGCAGACAGGCGATAGTTTCGCTCGATTGGGTAGCCCGGCAGGCGCAAGCGTGTCAGCGGACGTGGCTGCGGTTAAGGTCGATACAGCGGCAACGCTCGTCGATACCGGAACAACGCTACCGGCGACTCTAGCGACGATCGACTCTAACGTTGATGCGATTCTCGTTGATACGGGGACAACGATCCCAGCGAGTATATCGGCACTCAACGACCTATCTGCCGCCGAAGTCAACGCGGAAGTCGTCGACGTTATCAACGTGGATACGCTTGTCGACGGTAAAACGCTTACAAGAGCCATCGCCATTACGGCGGGAGTCGTGGCCGGCAAGATTAGCGGTGCAGGAACCGGAACTGAAACCTTTGTTGGCATCGACGGAACGACTACAGCGGCGGTAGTGACAGCCGACGGGTCCGGCAACCGAAGCGGAGTCACTTACTAATGGCATCGAGTAAAGACACCTTCGGGGCAGGTGCGTTCCTCGCGTCAACGTTTGCCAGCGGTACGTGGCGGGGGACCGGCGCAACGATCGGAAGTCGCGAAGGTAGCGAGTTCGCGTCAGCGGGGAACGCCCTACACTTCGTCGCTGAGGGCGAGCCGGCACACGCCAAGGCTGGCGGATATCGGGCTCATTACGGCGTCAGAGGCGAGCCTATGCACGCTAGAGCGGCGGGATCGCCGGCACATTACAGGACAGGGGAAGATTAATGGCGTTCAAGTCGAGCGTTCTTAGGTGCTTTGATGATCCTGAACATTGTGATGTCTGCCGGTTCATCGATGGGGATCGAAGTGTCAAGGTAATGGAGCGAGTTATCGAGGTGCTCGACGCCGAGTTAGCAGATGCGGAAGATAATGAAGAAATACTAAGGGGGTTGGTCAATGCCATCGATAGCTAGTCAACGAGGGGAGATGTCGGCGGGGGCGACTCGTAACGTGGCCATCGACTATACCGACAAGCTCGATAGCGGCGAGCTCTTGACGGGCACGCCTACCGTCGTGGAAGTAACGACGAGCGACCTAACGCTGTCAAATAAGGTCGTTTCGACAGGCTCGCTAACAATACTAGGTAACACGGTCGCTACCGGCGCAGCGGTTCAGTTTAAGGTCGTTGCTGGTGCGAGCTTGCTAGGGTGCTACACGATTCGGGTTACGGTATCGACTGATGCGACGGTATCGCAAACGTTCGTCGACGACTTCATCTTGGACGTGGTCTAATGTGGGTAATCCTCTATCTCTGGGCGTTAGGTATCCCGATGGCGTATACGGCGATAGTTCGTTGGCTCAGGATGGGAGGAATCGCTGTCGACGTGGAATCGCTGGTTGTATCGGCGTTTGTGGCTCTTGTGTGGCCACTGACGGCGTCTTTAATAGTGGGGGCTTATCTGTGGGCCTATTTCAATAAAGGGCGTTAAAATGCCTGCCAAGGCCCCTAGAGCGTGTGCTAAGTGTGGCAAGAGAACGCAGGGTAAATGCAAGCGATGTTACGCAGACAGGGACAGGGCGAGGGGGACGGCACATGAGCGAGGTTATACGGCGGACTGGCGCAAGGCTCGCAGGCTATACCTCAGCGACAACCCGCTATGCAAGGGGTGCCTAGGTCGGGGCAAGGTGAATGGTGCGACGGTTGTAGACCATATCGAACCGCACCGCGGCGATATGGTGCTGTTCTGGATGCGATCGAACTGGCAGCCGCTCTGTAAGTGCTGCCACGATAAAAAGACAGCGAGCGGAAGATAGACGCCGGCAGTCGGCGATTCCTTATTGAGACTGAGACATCGAAGGCAAGCGATTGAGCGCCCTAATATTGAACAGTCGAGCGAATCGAGCGAACCCCTCTAGCTGGGGGCGACTGCCAATATGGCAGGGGGCATGCCATTTTGACAGGCCCGGTGTGCCGAGACCGCCTCGCAGCCGCGCACTTTTTTTCGCGTATTTCAAGCGATTCAGGCGATTCCTGGGAATAGATTCGAGATCGACGCTCACGATGTGCCAAAACGGCAGGTTGACGCGTTGACAGTAAACACAAACGGTGTACGATTTCAGGGCGCGTAAGCGAGGAACCGAAACCCTTATTGAGACTGACTAATGAGCGCTGATGCAGACATGAGAGATACCCTCGAGACGATCGCTGAAATGCTGCCGCTTTCACATCGCGAGATGAAGTTAGCCGAAATGGTCGTCTTTGGTTACGCCAATGGGCAGTTGAGCCTCCTAGAGGAGGTCGAAAGCGACCCCGACTGGTGGGGCGAGAAAGCGGCCAAGGCGTGCAAGGCGGTGGATTGCTAATGCCTGCCGGGCGACCCCCTAAGCCTCAGACGATTCGCACGCTCGAGGGCAATCGATCAAAGCGAGAGATACCCGCCGAGATCGAAGCCGAAGGCGTACCCGTCAAACCCGCTGGATTATGCGAGATCGCGTCGGCTCACTGGGACACTGTTACCGGAAACATACACGGATGGGGCATCGCAACGCGGGCGGATTCGGCGTCGCTCGAGCAAATGTGCCGCTATTGGGCGTTATGGCAGTCGGCGATGAGCTTATCTGAGAACGATCCTAGCGACAAGAACGCGAGACTCGCGACCGTCGCCTACGGCGATCAGTGGCGAAAGCTGGCGGTTGAGTTCGGTTTGACGCCGGTTGCGAGGACTCGAATAGCGATTCAAGAGCTTAAGAAGGTTGACGCGTTAGAGGACTTTGTGGCGAAGGGGGCGAATTGACGTTAACGGCGCAACAGCGAATCGATACCGAAGCGATGATTCGCACCGAAAGCGATAAGCGTGCTTACGAGCTAGGCTACTGGTTCGATGTCGACGCCGCTGCGCATGTTTGCGAGTTCTTCGAGCGTTACCTATATCACACGATGGGGATCCACGCGGGGAATCGATTCTCGCTCTTAGATTGGCAGCGCAACGAGATCATGGCTCCGCTGTTTGGTTGGCGGAAGCCGGACGGTACACGGCGATTCAGTAAGGGCGATGTCTTCGTTGCGAAGAAGCAGGGAAAAGCGCTCGCGGTAGATACGCCGATTGCGACGCCGGCGGGCTGGACGACAATGGGCGAACTATCGCCTGGCGATCAAGTCTTTGACGACAATGGGCTACCTTGCAACGTGGTTGCGGTAACCGAAGTGCAGAAAGGTCGCCCATGTTATGAAGTGACGTTTACGGATGGTGAAACGATCGTCGCCGACGCCGAGCACGAGTGGTGCGTACATCCGCGATGGCGAAAGCCGGCGATATTGACAACAAAACAGATGACCGGGAGGACGTGGATTGATTGCAAGGGCAGTGAAGGACGACGCTATGCGGTGTCCATAGCGGGGGCACTTACCCTTGACGACGCCGATTTGCCGATCGATCCTTACACGCTCGGTGCGTGGCTTGGCGATGGTCATTCGGCAACAAACCGACTGACGTGCGCCGAATCTGACGCTGAGATCGTGCTTCAAATTGCAAACGCTGGGTACTTAGTTCGGAGTCATCGTTATCAATCAAAGCCGGGTATATTGACCACGACGATAGGGCTTAAAAACGGTGAATCTGAGTCACTGATTGTCGCGTTGAGGGATACCGGCCTAATCAACAATAAACACATTCCTCGGGAGTACTTTCGCGGTTCGTATTCCCAGCGGCTATCGCTAATGCAAGGAATGATGGACACTGATGGGCACGTAGGTAAATGCGGCCAATGCGAGTTTACTAGCACTAAACTGAGGCTGGCTGACGGGTTTATGGAGCTAGCCTATTCGCTTGGTATGAAGCCGCGAATGACAATCGGTCGCGCGACAATCGCTGGGCGTGACTGCGGACCGAAATACAGAATACAGTTTTACTCATACCAAGACGATCCATGCGTTAGCTTGCAGAGGAAGGTCGCGAGGCTCAAGCCGACGCCCGAGAGGGCAACCCGCGCCCGTAGGCGTCACATCGCTTCGATAGCGCCCTGTGCGAGCGTTCCTGTTAAGTGCATTCAGGTAGATAGCCCGTCAAGGCTGTTTCTGTGCGGTGAAACGCTGATACCGACGCACAACAGCACCCTAGCCGCCGGGCTCGCTTGTTACTACCTAGTTACCGGCGGTCAGCGAGCAGAGATCTATGGGGTTGCCCACACACGAGAGCAGGCGGGAATCATTTACCGCGAGGCCGCCGCTATGGCCCGTACATCGCCGCAACTCAGCGAGCGACTGAAACCCGTCGACTCCCAAAAACGCGTCGTATATCGCGGCACAGGGTCATTCTACGCGGCGTTAGCGGGTGAAGCGTGCTCGCGCGGGGTCGAGGGAATCAATCCGAACCTGGTTATCATCGACGAGATCCACGTTCAGCGATCCCGCGAGCTCTACGACGGGCTCGCTTACGCGTCGGCCGCGCGACCAAACTCGCTAATGCTATCGGTTTCAACGGTAGGCGTTGCCGACCAGACTACGATTTGGTGGGAGCAATACCAATACGCGAAAGGCGTTATTGACGGAACGCTGATAGATCCTCACCGGTTCGCCTACGTCGCCCAAGCTGATCCTGACTGCGCCGACGATTGGGCTAAATGCGGGCGGGTCGAGGAGTGGCGGAAGGCGATGCCATCACTGGGCCACACTGTCAGCGAAGACAAGATCCAAGACGCCTATAACGAAGCGAGCAATTCGCCATCGAAGCAGAATGCGTTTAAGCGGTACTTGCTCAATATCCCTACCGCTCAAGTCGAAAAAGTCGTTCCGATCGAGAATTGGAAGGCGTGCGAATCGCCAGAACCGGAGCTCGCCGGGCGAAAGTGCTACGGCGGTTTGGATATGGCGTCGAGCGAGGATCTAACGGCGTTCGTTCTCTATTTCCCCGCCGACGACGATAACTCCGCTTACGTCGTTAGCTGGTTCTGGTGTCCCGAAGACAAGATAGCCGATCGAGAGCGAAAACAGCTCGCGCATTATCGACAATGGGTCGACGACGGGTATCTAAACGAAACTAGCGGCGCTCGAATCGATCACAGCGAGATAGAGCGGGCGATTCGCGATATCTGCGACGCCTATAACGTTCAAGAGATCGGCTTCGATCCCTGGAACGCTGATGCCGTTGTTAATCCGCTACTCGAGGACGAATACCCGGTTACCCAGGTGAGCCAATCGATGAACGCGATGACAGCGGGAACGCAAGGGATCCTCGACGAAATCAGCGAGAAGCGGTTACATCACGACGGTAATCGAGTTCTGACATGGTGCCTGGCGAACTGTGCCGCGGATCAGCGAGACGACGGGATTAAGTTCAGCAAGGGCAAGTCGGCGGACAAGATAGATGGCGCGGTAGCGTTGGCGATGGCTAAAGGTAGGGCGTTGGCTGGCGTTGAGGACGTCGCGCCGATGATATTCTAGGGGACGCTTGATGTTAGATAAGCTATTTGGCTCGACGACTTCAAACCCGGCGCGGTGGTTTGTCGACTGGCTGCGAAACGGGACTGAGAATAATGCCGGCGTGTCGGTGACGTATAACTCGGCGTTGACGTCGGCTTATGTGTTTTCGGCGGTATCGCAGATCTCGGCGGATATCGCGTCACTGCCGGTTAACGTGATGAAGATCGACGGGAACGGCGATCGCGACATTGTCGCCCATCATCCGGCGCAATGGCTCTTGAACGAAGAAACGGCGTTTGAGGGGTATCCTATGGATTCCCTCGCGATGCGAGAGACGATGATCTCTCACGCGCTACTGTGGGGGAATGGCTACGCCGGCATTGAGCGAGACGGGACCGCGACACCTCGCCGGCTCGTTCCAATTATGCCCGATAGCGTTGACGTATTACTAGACGATAGCGGGCAAGTGTTTTATCGCGTTTGGCCGGACGCTCGCCGCGGTGCAGTCGTTAGTGGGCAACATATCGACGTCAGGTCTGAAGATATGTTCCACTTAAAGGGCATGGGCTGGGACGGGTTAAGCGGTCACTCGATCATATCGCTCGCGCGTAACTCGTTTGGGCTGGGTCTCGCTCAAGAGAAACACGGCGCGAGCGTGTTTAAGAGCGGGGCTCAACCGTCAATCGCGTTGCGAACCGAAGCGAAGCTAGATAAAGAGGCGGCTGATACGCTTCTAGAACGATGGGAGGAGCGGCATTCTGGGACCAACAAGCCGGCGCTGTTGTCGCATGGGCTTGAGATTCAGCCGTTTTCGATGTCGAACGAGGATTCGCAATGGCTCGAATCTCGCGCATTCCAGCGGATCGAGGTCGCGGTATGGTTCAAGATGCCGCCCCACAAACTGGGCGACTCGAGTAAGATCGCGTTTAACTCGATTGAGAGCGAGAACCGCAGCTATCTCAATCAGACGCTCAATCCCTGGATGAAGAAGTTCGAGAGCGAGTGCCGGCGGAAGCTCTTGACCGAGCGAGCTAGACGCGGTCGAACGCATATTATCGTCCACGATACGCAAGACTTCCTGACCGCCGATATCGAGACTCAAGTTGACGTGCTGACGAAGCTACAGGCGTCGACGGCGATCACGCGAAACGAAGTAAGGCGAAAGCTAGGGTTTAAGACCGCGGGGCCAGAGGGCGACGTATTCGAGAATCCAAACGTCCAGAGCGGCGGAAGCCAAGAGGTCGACGAGAACGAAGAGCCGACAACATCGACGCTAGACGCTAGGGCGTTAGCGGGTCAACGCGGACTCGTTTCTGATCGCCTTAGCCGAATGATCGATATTGAATCGAAAGCGGCTAAGCGAGCCGCCGAGAAGGGTGGCAACTTCGTCGAATGGGTCGATACGTTTTACGACGAGTTCGCGACAAAGATGGCGGCGTCGCTAGATCCGGTTCTCGCAGCTTATCGGGTGCTGCCTGGCGTCAAGAGCGAGGTAGACGCTGAGATTGTTGCCCAGGATCACGCAAAGGCGTCGAAGGCGAACCTGTTAGCGGTTGCCGGGTACTCGAACGCCGAGAACCTGGCTCAAAACGTGGAAGATATGACGGCGGTCTGGCGAAATAGAGCGGATAAGGTTTCACGAGAGATAATCGAGGGGTCAAACGATGTATAACGCGAGCGTAATCGGCGACGAGCTGCAGGTGTTGATCTACGGAGACATCGGCGAAGGGTTTTTCGGCGAGGGGATCACGTCGGGGCAAGTCAAGGCAGATCTTCAGCGATTCAGCGAACCCGATACGATTCACATGCGGATCAACTCGCCCGGTGGCGATGTGTTCGAGGGGATCGGGATCTTTAACGCGTTTCGAGACGATGGGCGGCGTGTCATCGCTTCGATTGACGGTCTCGCGGCCTCGATGGGATCTTATATCCCGCTGGTGGCGGAATCGATCGAGATCGCCGACAACGCGATGATGATGATTCATTCCCCCTGGACGATGGTCGCCGGAAACGCGAAAGAGATTGAGTCGCAGCTAGAGCCGTTGCGGAAAGCCGAATCGATCCTCGTCGCCGAGTACGTTAAAGCGATGGGAATCGAGGAAGACGCGGTAAGGGCGTTATTGGACGCTGAGACGTGGTTCACGGCGGAAGAGTCGCTCGTCGCCGGTCTCGTACACTCCGTTGCCAGCGATGTCGGGGTCGCTGCCGCTAAAGTCGCCAGGGATCGCTTCAGGAACGCGCCAGAGGCGCTTGAAACGGTCGCTGCGGGTAAAGTGCCGGAAAACGATAGATGGCGTCTACGGGCCAATGAGAGGCGTTTGCGGCTAACCAAAAACGGTAAGATTTGACAGATCGCCCGATTTCTCGATAATATGCCGCTAAATCAACATGCGGAAGCGACTTAATCGCCCCTAGCGGTGAAAATCAAGCTCGTTTCGGCTCTCGAACATCGCCAATCAATGCGGCGAGACTCGACGCGATAGTTACTCAACTAACGCCCGTCTCGCCGCTTTCTTTATAGGCGGACTGGGCAACACCTTAAGCGAGGGATTTCCAGTCGATGTATAACAGCAAAAAAATCCGCGAAGCAATCGCCGCTGTGATGGTAGCGGCTAAGTCGCTAAATGAGCTCGTCGAACGCGAAGAGCGAGAGTTCAAAGAGGATGAGCAAAAGCAATTTGAAGCCTATTTGGCTGAAATCGGCAACGATGGCAGCGATGGCAACGAGAAAACCGGTCTCTACGCCAAGCTCGAGACCGCCGAGCGATATGAAGCGATTCAAGCCGAGCTCGCGAAGCCGGCTAATTCGGTCGCCGGGATCCAGAACCGCCAGACACCGGCACAACCGGTCAAGGCGATTCGTCAGCGATTCAACCTGAAGGCGTATAAGCCAGAACAGACCGAAGAAGCGTATCGCGCCGGTCGATGGGCCGCAGCCGTGCTGCTGGGTCATGAGGGCAGCAAGCAATGGTGCCGAGACAACGGCATCAGCATTAACGCCGCTCAGACCGAAGGCGATAACAGCAAAGGCGGATTCCTCGTCCCTGACGAGATGAGCCAAGCGATTATCGATCTTCGCGAATCCTACGGCGTCTTTCGTCAACACGCTCGAAACGTTCGCATGGGATCTGACGCGATGTCGGTGCCGCGGCGACTGTCCGGCGTAACCGCTTACGCGGTTGGCGAGAACGACGAGATCACAGCAAGTGACAAGAGCTGGGATCGAGTCGAGCTTGTGGCGAAGAAGTGGGGCGTCTTGGTTCGCTACTCAAGCGAGCTCGACGAAGACGCTTTCATCGACTTGGCCGACGATCTTGCGAGCGAAATGGCTTACGCCTTCGCATTGAAAGAAGATCAAAGCGGCTTCATCGGCGACGGTACGAGCACGTATCACGGCGTCAGCGGCTTGATGGTGAAAGTGTCTGACGGCAACCACGCCGGCGGCATCTACACCGCCGCAAGCGGCAATACGGCGTTTTCAACGCTTGATTGGGCTGACTTTGAGGGCGCGTTGGGTCAAGTTCCCCAATACGCGATTGATCGAGGCAACGCAGCTTGGTTTATCTCCCGCGTTGGCTTCTATCAGTCGATGGCTCGATTGCTCGACGCCGCCGGCGGCAACAACATCGCCGATCTAGGTAACGGACCGCAGATGATCTTCATGGGTCTCCCTGTCGTTATCTCGCAGGTGCTCAACTCAACGACTGGGGCACAGGCTGATACGAATATTGCCGCTGTCGGCGATCTCTCGTTGGCTGCGACGATCGGATCTCGTCGCGACTTCTCGGTTGCCGTCTCAACCGACCGATACTTCGAGAACGATGAAATCGCGATTCGCGGAACCCAGCGAACTGCGATCAACGTTCACGACCTCGGCGATGCTACCGACGCTGGCCCGGTCGTCGTCCTGCGAACACCGTCGAGCTAGGTAACGCTCTAGGCTTTTACACGGAACCAACAAAAACGAGGGATATTTCAGAATGGTTATTCACGCTCAAAATTGCAAGCTCGTTTCGATGACGCCGCCTGCGGCTATCGTTGA